CCCCGCCTACTCGGGGGACGCCGCCGCGGCGCTGGCCGCGGTCCCCGGCAGCCGGCCGGCGCCCGGCGGGGGAGGGGGCGGCGCCGCCGAGGAGCCGCTCTCGGAGCTCGAGAAGCAGACCGCCCGCGCCGCAGGTATGTCGGAGTCGGACTACCGGAAGTGGCGGACGCCCGAGAAGTTCATTCGCCGGTAGGCGAAGTCTTCCGGCGCTGACCCCGGGGTTGCCCCAGAATTTGACCCCCGGCACGCTCCTGCCGAACACTCGATCGCGTAGGACGTAATCCCGGCCGCGGCCGTCGAGTCCTCCGAAACCCAATCCCGCCACCGTCTGGCCCAGACGGCAGAGCGTGAAGACCGGGCGGAAGGCTCGACGTGCCCGAGAAGCAGCCGGCAGATCCAAAGGTCCCCCCGCGCAACAACCTCGCCTCGACGGTGCTGCGCAAGCGCTCTCGCTCGAACGAGCTCGAGGGGCGCAACCCGGACTTCGTCTACCAGTACTTCTACGACGGCCCCGAGCTCGCCCACCCCGGCCACATCAACCGGAAGATCCACCCGCACGAGCACGGCACGGCGCTGGGCGGCTTCGTCGATCTGCCCGGCTGGCAGGTCTGCCACGCCCAGACCGACCGCCAGGTGAAGCAGGCCGAGCTGCGCGAGGACCAGGGCAAGCCGGTCGACACCGTCATCCGCCGCGGGCGCCAGGTGCTCTGCCGGATGCCGCGCGAGGAGTTCGCCAAGTACGGGGTGGCGGACGCCGCCGACGTCGAGGCGCGCTCGAAGATGTACCACGAGCCCGATCGCATGCGCCGGCCGGGCGCCGCGATGACCGTCGCCCTCTCCGAGGAGGAGGGGGCCGACGGGATGGAGATGCTGATCGCTGCCGGGCACCCGATGCCCGGCGACAGAAAGGGACGGTAGGAGATGGCCAACGTCGCTCTCAACGGCTTCCAGCCGGAGTCCCGTGGCGGGATGACGGTGGAGATGGTCCGCAAGCGGGTGCTCACCAACAACACCACCGCGATCTTCCGCGGGGACGCGCTCGACGCCTCGACCGCCGGCGACGTCATCGTCACCGCCACCACGAACGCCGCTGTCTACAGCGTGCAGTGGGGCGGCGCGAGCTACATCTCCGGCGGCGACCGGGTGGAGCGCATCTTCCTGCCGGCGGCGACGCTCTACACGAGCACGACCGTCGACCCGGCCAACGCCTCCTACGTCTACGCGGTGGCGAACATGCAGACGCAGGTGTTCCGGGCGTCGGTCGACGCGGCCATCGCGCTCACCGACCTCAACCTCAACTACGTCATGACCCTCGGCACGGGCAGCACCACGACCGGCCTGTCCGGTCACCTGCTGACCGCCACCGGGCGGGCCACCACCGCCACCTTCCCGTGGCGCGTGCAGGACTTCGTGCTGGGGGATCCGAGGTCGGATCCGGATTCCGCGAACTGCCAGGTGCGCTGCATGGCCAACGCTGGCCGCCGCGAGCCGGCTCTGGAGATCGGCGGGTCCCTCGGGACCTAGGAGGCAAGGACCATGGCTGGCTCTGTCGCTCAGTACTTCGCGGCCGTCGACCCGGTGATCAACCGGAGCTTCTACGGCCTCGAGGACACGAAGACCCCGAAGCAGTTCGACAAGATCTTCCGCGTCGGCTCCGACAACGAGCCCCAGCGCTCGTTCGTCGAGTACGCGGGCGCGGCCAACCTCTCGGCGAAGACCGAGAACGCGGCCGTGGCGATGAAGCAGGTCATCCAGGGGCCGATCAAGACCCACTTCACCACGACCTACGCCGGCGCGCTGACCTTCTCGTACGAGGCCGTCTCGGACGTCAAGAACCGCTACGCCAAGATCGTGCAGCCCTCGGCGGGCCTGGGGCGCGCCACCCGGGTCACCCCCGAGCTCCTGACGGCGCTCTACCTCGACCGGGCGTTCGACTCGAACTTCCCGGCCACCGCGGACAACGTGGAGCTCTGCGGGGTGCACACCCTGCCGGGCGGGCAGACCTTCCAGAACGAGCTGGCGACCCCGGCGGCGCTCGACGAGAGCGCCCTCGAGGACGTCCGGGTCGCGCTGCGGTCGGTGCTCTCCTCCGAGGGCAACATCATGCCGCTCAAGATCCGGCAGATGGTCGTCCCCTCGGCCTACGAGCCGATCGCCATGAAGCTCAAGATGTCCGACAAGACGCTCGGCTCGGCGAACAACGATCCGTCCATCGTCCAGGGGACCGGGGTCCAGGTGTTCGACTACCTCGGCAACTCGACCAGGTGGTTCGTCCAGACGGACGGGACCGACGAGAGCAACCTCGGTCTCTTCTGGGACTGGATCGAGAAGCCGAACTTCATCACCGACCAGGTGGTGCTCATGCTCCAGAAGGTCTACGTGGCCTTCTTCCGCGCCCGGTTCGGGTGCGGCGACTGGCGGGACATCTTCGGGTCGGCGGCGACCTAGGAGGCACCCATGGCGGCAACCGGATCTCCGGGGCGGGCGATCAGCCTCCCCAACTACAGCACCAACTACGGCTCGCCGTTCATGCCGACGAGCCTCGCCCAGGGCGGGCGCGGTCGGGTGTTCTGGGTGTGCAACGCCTCCGGGCTGCCGTCCGGCAACGGCCTCGACCCCGACCACCCGAAGTCCACCCTCGACGGCGCTCTCGCCAAGTGCGTCGCCGGCCGCGGGGACGTCGTCTACGTGATGGAGGGGCACGCCGAGAATCTCTCCTCGGCGACCAGCCTCTCGTCGCTGGTGGCCGGGACGAAGATCATCGGCCTCGGGCAGGGGACCAACAAGCCCATGTTCACCTTCTCGGCGGCCGCGTCGATGGTGACCATCTCGGCGGCGAACGTGATGATCCGCAACTGCCAGTGGCTCTGCGCCGGCCCGCGCGGCACCACGGCGCTGACGGTGACCCTCCCCTGGACGGTCTCGGGGGCGGGCTTCGCGTTCATCGACAACGAGGTGCAGGTGGGGGTGGACAGCGATCAGCTCGCCACCGACTGCTTCTCGCTGACGGCCACCGCCGACGATGCGACCTTCGCCAACAACTACTTCTGGGGGGGCGCGGGCTCGGTCATCACCACGGTCCTCAAGACCACCGGGGCGGTCGATCGGCTGAAGATTCTCAACAACGTGGTGACCGCCGAGGTGGCGACCGCGGCGTCGGGGGTGCTGTTCGACCTCAGCAACGCGGCCATCGTCGACAACCTGATCATCGGCAACCAGCTCGCGAACAACACGTCGAGCGCGAAGTTCGTGATCAAGCCCCACGCCTCCAGCACGGGGTTCGTCGACGGCAACACCTACTACGTCGGGGACGGGGCCACCGGCCCGGCCTCCCTCGGGTGGAGCACCTTCACCACGAACTACAAGTTCGGGCTCAACCGATGCGTGACCGCGGTCAGCGCCTCGGCGATCACCTGCCCGGCGGTCGACTCGTAACAGGCACCTGGGCCACCCGGTCTCCTCGGCCAGGTGGCAGGAGGGGAACCGAAGTGGCGAACAGAGCACCCGGCAGCGACGACGCCTCCGTCCTGTGCGCCTGCTCGATCTGCGGCGTGGCCGCCCGGTACCCGACCGAGATGGTCTACCGGGCGGACCACACGTTCATGTGCTTCCGCCACCGGGACACCACCACGAACCTCGAGGAGGCCCGCAAGCAGGGGCAGGGGGCCCGCCGCCACGAGGAGGTGGGGCCCCGCTTCCCCGTCGGCCCCATGCCCTCGTACTTCATCCCTGAGGACAGCGACGAATGAGCACCGGGGCCACCGACACCTGGTCCCAGTCCCGGGACGAGATCATCAGCGACGCCCTCGCCAACGTGGGGGCGATCGGGCCGGGCGAGACCGCCTCCGGCGCGCCCCGCGACCACGCCGCCCGGGCGCTCAATCGCGTGGTCAAGGCCCTCGACGCCGAGGGGACCTTCCTCTGGCGCCAGTCGCGCCTGACCTTCACCACCACCGCCGGGACGGCCACGTACACCCTGTCGGCCACCGTCTTCGACGTCGACGCCCCGGTCTCGTACCTGGAGGCGGGCGGGACCACCCGGACCCCGGTCCACCCGATGACCCTCGACGACTACCGCTACAAGCCCGACCGGACCACCCAGGCGTCGATCCCCACCAACTACGTCATCGAGAAGACGCTCTCGGGCGCGGGGCGGACGCTGCTCGCGATGACCCTCTACCCGGTGCCCGACTCGACGGGGGACACGGTGGAGTACACCGCGGCCATCCGGGCCAAGGACTACGTCACCGGCGCCGACACCAGCGACTTCCCCGCGAACTGGATCCAGGCCCTCGTCTACGGCCTCAGCGCCGAGATCGCCCCGGCCTACAACCAGGCGGGCCTGGCCGGGCAGTTCCGGCAGATGTTCCTCGAGGAGAAGGAGCGCCAGCTCGGCGCCGACAACGAGCACCAGGGGCTGACCCTGGTCCCGTTCGGGGGGTGGTGAGATGGCCACGACCGCCAAGCCGATCGACTTCCTGGTCTCGGGGGTGCGCGACTCCTCGGGCAACGTCGTCGCCTCCGGAAAGGTCCGCTGGTACAACCCCGGCACCCTCGTCGCGGCCACCGTCTACTCCGACGCCGCCTGCACGACCCCGATCACCGCCCCGCTCACCCTGAACGCCGGCGGGCAGGGGACCATCTACTGCCTCGAGCCGGTCAGGGTCATCGTCAAGGACTCGACCGAGACCACCACCTACTACGACGACATCGCGCCTCTGCAGCGGCACGACGCGGTCTACATCACCCATCCGAGCTTCAACGGCGGCGCGGAGACGACCCTCGAGAACATCCTCACCACCGCCGCGACGGCGTTCGGGACCGGCTTCCAGTACAAGGAGTCGAGCGGGGCCACCGCTCGCAACTACGTCGACTGGATGGGCGAGCTGGTGGTCTCGGTCAAGGACTTCGGCGCCGTCGGCGACGGGACCACCGACGACACGACCGCCTGCCAGGCTGCCTCCGACCGGGTGAAGGCCCGGGGCGGCGGCTGGGTCTTCTGGCCGAAGGGGACCTACAAGATCACCTCGCCGATCACCGGGGACACGGCCGGCGTCAGCCACCGCGGGGCCGGGCGCGGCATCTCCGTGATCAAGAACTTCTCCACCACGGGCAACGCGCTCTCCATCTCCATCGGCGCCGGATCTACCGACGGCAAGGTGGTGATCCAGGACCTCTCGATCACCGCCAACACCACCTCGAGCGGGACCGCGCTCCTCGTCTCGAACGGCAACCGGGTGAAGGTCGAGAACGTCTCCGTCGCGCTCCATCGCACCGGCATCGGCCTCGCGGGCACCACGGAGCCCAGGGTGGTGGGCTGCACGGTGGAGAGCACCGACGACAACGCCGCCGCGGTGGGGGTGAGCGTGGGCGCCCGCGGCCGGGTCGACGACTGCAACGTCATCTCGGGGACCGTCAACGGCACGGGGATCTCCCTCGCCAGCGCCGACGCGCGGGTCATCGACTGCTACGTAGAGAAGTTCGTCACCGGCGTCTCCCTCGCCGGCCAGGGCTGCCAGGCTCGCGGCACCGTCTCGAGCACCAACACCACCGCCTTCAGCCTGGGGGCCGCGAGCACCATCTGCGAGGCTTGCCTCGCGTCGGGGGCCACCACCGGCTACTCCGTGGGCGCTGTGGCGGCGGCCTCGGTGACCCTCAGCCGGGCCTCGGCCTGCACCACGGACCTCTCGGTGAACGCGAGCGCGACCCTCTTCGAGGACCGCGGAAACAGCTTCAGCGGCACCGTCACGAACAGCGCGGCCTCTCCGGTGGCGCTGCCCCTGCGGACGTTCTTCTCGTCGAGCACCACCAGCAGCACCAGCCCGTCCTTCACCCCGGACATCTCGGGCGGCAAGAACGTCAACATCCTGACCTGCACGGCCACCTCGGGCCTGGTGTCCCTCACCGTCGCCGCTCACTCGACGAGCACGCTGACCGTCGGTGATCACCTCATCCTCGTCATCATCAAGACGGGCGCGAACAACGTGAACGTCACGTTCAACGCCCAGTACAAGGACGCCGACGGCAGCACCGCCGTCAACAGCGGCGGCACGTTCACGGTCACCTCCGCCAACGCGCGGACCGTGGTGTTCCAGTGGAACGGGTCGAACTTCGTGCGCCTCTTCTCCACCGCCGACCAGGTGAACTGATGCTGCAGCCGGTGGACATCAGCAGCGGGCAGGTCTCCGGGGTCGACAGCCTCAGCTCCGCCGCGTCCGCCGTCGTGAACTGGGAGATCGACGAGGCTGGGATCAACCGGCCCCGCGCCGGCCTCGCCACGTACACCACCACGGGCCTGGGGACGAGCCCGGTCGTCGGCATGGTCCGCTGGAAGAGCTACCTGGTGATGGTCACGCAGGACCGGAAGCTCTGGGCCATCTCCGACGCCAACCCGACGGTCGTCCTGCCGCTCTCGGATGCCACCTCGGGGACGCAGCTCGAGGGGATGCGGCGGCCGGTGTTCGCCATCGGTGACCAGTACGTCTACGTGACCGGCGGGGGACGCATCCAGCGCTGGAGCAACGGCCTGCTGCTCTCGGAGGTGATCAGCGCCTCGCCGAACTGCACGCACATCGCCATCCTCGGCCAGCGGATCGTCGCGAACATCGACGACAGCGCTGCGGCGACGGGGAGCTATCAGTGGTCGGATATCGGCGAGGGGGCCTTCGGCACCTGGCCGGCGGCGAACGTGGCCAACGCCGAGGCCCGGGCCGATCCCGTGGTGGCCATCTCCGAGAACAGCTCCGAGCTCTACCTCTTCGGCTCCGAGACCCTGCAGGTGCACGGGGTCGGGTCGGATCCGACGCTCCCCTACGAGCTGATCTCCGCCGTCAACATCGGGCTCGCCGCCCCTTACGCGTACACGCGGATGGACAGCGACTTTGCTCTCCTCGACGACCGCCTGCGCCTGGTGATGAGCGACGGCCGCAGCGCCGAGCCGGTGAGCGACGCCATCCAGCGGGACATTCGCTCGATGACCACCATCAGCGACTGCTGGATGTACCGCGAAGAGCGCGGCCAGCAGTCGTTGCTCGTGGTGCGGTTCCCGACGGAGCGGCGGACGTTCGCCTACGACCTGAAGGCCAAGCGCTGGACCGAGCGGGACTACTACTCGGCCCCGTTCGCGGCGGACTGGCCGGTGAACGCGCACGTCTACTGGCCGGCCCGGAACTACCACCTCTTCGGCTCCTCGCTGACCGGGGGCGGCCTCCTCCGGCTCGACGAGACGAGCCGGCAGGACATCGGCGGGCCGCTCGTCTGCCTCCGCACCACCGGGTGGCAGGACTTCGGCAGCGCCAACAGGAAGCGCTCCTCGCGGGTGAAGGTGATCATGCGCCGGGGGACGGCGACCCAGGGGGCGACGCCGGGCGCGCTCGAGCTGCGGGTCCAGAACGACGGCGGCCCATGGTCCACCTGGAAGCAGGTCTCGGTGGGCACCCCCGACGACTACGGCCAGAACCAGGACCTCTACGGCTTGAACGGCGTCTTCCGCAGACGCCGCTACGGCATCCGCTACTCGACGAGCGAGGACATGTCGCTCGTCTCGGTCCAGGACGACGTCACCGACCTGGGGTCGCCATGACCGACCGATCGCTGCGCGCCAGTCGGCCACCGCGGAGGACCGCGTGAGCTGGTTTTCTCCTTCACCGCTCGAGCGCTGGGAGAAGCGGGACATCTTCGTCTTCCTGCGGGAGGTCTTCACCCGGCACCGGACGTTCGGGACCTTCACCTGGGATCCGCCCAGCGTCGGCGCGAACACCACGGTGGACGCCACCGTCACCGACGACGCCCTGACCGGCCTGCGCGCCGGCCAGCCGGTCTACGTGACGCCGCCGTCGACGCTCGACGCGGGCCTCGTCTGCGGGGGCGCGTGGGTGGCCGCCGACGACTCCATCACCATCCGTCTCGGGAACGTGACGGCCAGCCCCATCAACCCGGCGAGCGGGACGTGGGCCTTTCAGGGGGTGATTCCGTAATGGCATCGATCTACGAGCCTCCCGGTTCCGTCCAGGCGCCCTCGCTCTACCCCTCGTGGTGGCAGCGGGACGCGAGCGGCAACGCCATGACGCCCACGTTCGGCGGCCCCGGCGGGCAGATGAGCAAGGGGATCACCGGCTGGCAGGCCTACGATCCGAACGCCCAGACCACGGCGTGGAGCGCGCGCGTCGGCCCCGACAACGTCTACGCCTCGCAAGGGGCGGGGGTGCAGGGCTTCTCCTGGGATCCGAACCAGGCATCCCAGCAGAGCCTCATGAGCCGGAGCCTCCAGCAGGGGGCGATGGACATGCAGGGCATGCAGCGGCAGCAGGACCTCGCGCGGGCGGCGTACATGCGGGCGACGCCCACGCCGGGAGGCATGCAGGCGTACGGCGACCAGCAGGCGCAGCGCTGGCAGCAGATGATGCAGGGGCTGCAGGGGATGTGGCAGCAGCAGCCGCAGCAGGCGCCGCGGGGGAACAGGTTCTGATGGCCGGGTCCTACTACGGCGCCCCGCCGCCGACGACTGCCTCGAATCCCCAGTACAGCAGCGCGGGCGGGGGCGGCCTGGCCGGCGACAACGGGCAGCAGGTCGAGAGCCCCTGGAAGAACTTCTTCGACAACCCCATCGCCAACTTCTTCCTCGGCGATCAGAGTGCCGGGTACAAGACCGCGGCCCAGGGCGCTGCGCTCGCGTCGCAAGGCTACGCCCAGCTCGCGCAGGACCAGTGGAACCAGGCCATGTATGGCCTCGGGGAGGCCAACAACGCCTACGCCCCGAGCAACGCGCTCTGGTCCTCGCTCTACGGCAGCCGGGGCCCCAGCGCCCTCGACTCCTGGTGGACCCAGAACCAGGGCGCCTTCGGCGACCAGACCCAGGGCGATCGGGCGCTGCAGGATTTCCGGTCCTACATGGGCCAGCCGACGAGCAGCGGCAGCGCCTACACGAACGCCATGTCCGCCCTCGGCGGGTACGGCACCGGCACCCAGGACTTCTACAACCGGTTCGGCAACCAGCTCCAGCAGCGCTCGGCCGCCGAGCAGGCCTACAACCCCGGGGCGTACGCCACCCCCGGCCGGGCCGAGGACTTCGCCCAGTTCGCGGAGAGCCGGCTCGGGGGCAACGGCGCCGCCGAGAACCTGCGCTGGCAGGACGTCGGCAACGTCCAGAACTTCGCCCAGAGCCTCGCCGGGCGCCAGGGCATCGGCCAGACGAACGAGATGGCCGGCGAGCTCGGCGGCTACTACCGGGGCGCCAACGACGTCTCGAACTACGCCGCCGGCCAGATGGGGGCGCTCCAGGGCCCCGGGGCCTACGAGCAGTTTGTCACGCAAGACATCAACGGCACGAACCCCGAGCTCGAGCGGGCCACCAACCAGGGCCTGGCCCGCATCAACCAGGAGATGGCCCGCCGCGGGGCGTTCAGCTCCGGCGCCGCCGACACCTCGATCGGGAACTTCCTCGGGGAGCAGGCGGCGGCCGACTACCAGAACCGCGCCCAGCGCGCGCAGCAGGCCCAGCAGATGCAGCTCGGCCGCATCGGCGCCGGGCAGTCCCTCGCGCAGGCCTCCGCGCAGGGGCAGCTCGCGCAGGGGCAGGCGCTGCAGGGCCTCGCCGGCCAGCAGGACACGGAGACCATGTCCCGGCTCGGGCAGCAGCTCCAGGCGCAGCAGGGGGCCTCCAGCGAGGCGCTCGCCAACAACCAGGGGCGCCTCAACTACGCCCAGGCCGCCGATCAGTCCGCCCTCGCCCGCACCCAGGCCCTCGGCCAGCTCGAGGGGCAGGCGCAGCAGATGCAGCTCGCCCGGCTCGCCGCCGGGATGGGGGCGGCCGGCCAGTCCGACCAGGGGCAACTCGCGCGCCTCGCCGCCGGCTACGGCATGGCCCAGGGAGCGGACGCCGCCCAGCTCGCCCGCGCCCAGGGGCTCTACGGCATGGCCCAGGGGACCGACGCGGCCAACATGGCCCGCTACGGCATGCTCGGGCAGCTATCGGGCCAGCAGGACCAGGCCGCGCTCGCGCGCCTCCTCGGCGCCGGAGGCCTCGCCGGCCAGGTCACCCAGGCCGACCAGAACGCGCTCAACGCAATGTTCGCCCAGCGGTTCGGGATCGATCAGGGCATCTCGGGGAACATCGGCAACTTCTACGGGATGGGCATGAACGCCTACGGCCAGGATTCGGGAGACGCGCTCAACGCGCTGGCGAACTACTACCAGCTCCTCGGCCTCGGGCAGAACGCGAACAACCCGATGGAGCGCGCAGGCGTGGCACTCAAGGCCTACAACGCGGGGAAGTAGCAGATGGCCTATCAGCCGATCCAGATGCCCCGGCCCCAGAGCGGGGCCGAGTTTCTCGGCAAGGCGCTCGACGAGCTCGCTAAGTCTCGCCGCGAGGACCGCCGGGATCGCCAGGAAGCGGATCTGCTCGCCGAGCAGCGTAAGCGCCAGGGCCAGATCGACTTCCAGCAGGCCGTCATCCAGGCGCAGGCGCTTCGCAACCGCGGCGACCTCGCCGGCGCGGCGGCGATCCTCGCCCCCTACCAATCGACCCTCGGCCAGCGTTTGGACCCGGAGGCCCCGGCTCCCGCGCCTGCCGCACCGGGCGCCCCGCCACCCGGACCCGCGGCGCCCGCCGCACGTCCCGCGGGGGGCTCGCCGCTGCCCGACAGCATGGAGTTCCCCGGCGGCGAGGGGCAGCCGGGCGTGCCCCGGGGGATCCAGCACGAGGAGGGGGAGGTCGGCCACCCCAGCGCCGTCGCGGCGGGACCGAGCGCCGCCGACCGCGCCGCCATCCTCGCCCAGATGGCCCCGCCCACCGAGACCCTGCCGGCGAACCCGATCGTGGCGGCCCGCGAAGCCCAGCAGGGGGCGCAGCAGACCGCGAACCAGCGCCGCGCCCACCAGATCCTCTCGTTCACCGCCCCCGGCGGGCAGAAGATCACCTGGGATCCGGACGCCGAGCGGGCGCAGCGGGACGAGCTACAGCGGCAGCGCCTCGACTCCGCCTTCGCGACGGTCAACGACCCCGAGATCACGCAGATCTACCAGCAGATCCGCCCGGTGCTGCTCGCCTCCGGCCAGGACGCCGATCCGAAGGACGTCTTCGGGTACATCCAGAAGGTCATGGCCGACAAGCGCGCCACCGCCGCCGCGGCTGCCAAGGAGGCCGCGGACGCCGCTCGCGAGGATCGCCGGGACGCCCGGCAGGATAAGTCCCTCGCGCAGTCCGATCTCAACAACCGGAGGACCGTAGAGGCGCTCCTGGCGAGGGCCACGGCGGGGAACGACCCCAACGCGAAGCCCTTGAGCGAGGGGGAGAAGAAGGCCGCAGCCACCGCGCAGCGGCTCACCCAGCTCACGGGCGAGCTCGACAAGATGCCGCCGCTGTCTCAGGACGAGCGCCGCCTCATCCTGGAGGACGCCGCCAACTCCGAGTACCTGGCGAAGCACCCGGCGGTCAACGCGGCCGGGACCGCCATGGGCGTGGTCAAGCCGATCACCGAGAAGCTCTCGCCCGAGGGGCGCGCCTACTACAACCAGCTCCGCGAGATCGGCTCCGTCATCCTCCGCAAGGAGTCGGGCGCGGCGATCTCGCAGGAGGAGTGGCGCAACATCTTCGAGCGGTACGCCCCGTCCGCGGGCGACACCCCCCAGGACCTCGCCCAGAAGGCCCGCAACCGGCAACTCGCCGTCGAGGCGATCGCCGCCGAGGGGGTCCGGGC